ACCGAGCAGGAGCATTCAGAACAGAATACTGTTTTGGTATCGTCCCACACGTTGAGCAAGGGAAATGGCTAACGTGGTTGACGTTCAGACAGATGGAACATTCGTAGGTATTCATATGCTAATCCTTTCAAAGTGTTAGACGCATTGTCTATCAGTTAGTTCCTGTTGTCAAGACACATAATATAAGTGACTACCCGGTATAGAGCCACCATATAATATGGATGTTATGGGTAGATTGGGGCTGAATGTCAAACTCTTTACAAAGTCATAATATTATAAAATTTTACAAGGTAAAATAATTTAAAATTATCTGAACTCTTTACAAAATAGAATAAAAACAAAATAAAAAAAATAATAAAAATGAAAAACTCAAACATCTGAAAATTTCAGACACTTAGTTAATAATGTTAGGGGATTTATAGTAAATTGTGCTTGACTTCGAGTGTAGGTCCGACGGATCATAGAGGCTGTCACCGAGAGGTATATGTTGACACTGAACGAAACACAAATAGAAAAAGCATTAAGTAAATTAAGAAATAAATCTAATTCTGATATAGCAATTAAACTTTTAAGCAGAGTTAATATTCTAGAAGATACAAATTGTTGGATTATTAGTAGAGACTGGTCTGAATATTCTGTATTTAATGGATATATAGCTCATTGTCTATCATATGAATTATTTAACTCAGATATAGTTAATAAAAATTATATTTGTCATAGCTGTGATAGAAAAGGCTGTATTAACCCTGAGCATATATTTCAAGGATCAGCTTCTGTTAACAACAGAGATTCAAGAAGAAAGAAAGCAATGTTTAAGTTTGGTAACTCTAGAGTTAAAGAGAATAAAATTAAATCTTGGAGATTTACTGTAGATGTAGTATCACTATTAATTGATAGAAATTTAATTAAAGATACATTCACTCAAGTCAAAACGAAATGATTATCTCAGATAAAGAAGCAACGGCTAGATTAAACTCTCCAATTAATTTGATTAATCAGATATCTTCTAACTCGACTAATAAAAGAAATAACTCTCCTATGAATATATTTGGTATGAATAAGCAGCCGGCTTCACAGGCTTCGCCTCAGGCTTCGCCTGAAATAGAAGTTAAAGAAATAGAAGTTAAAGAAGAATCTTTTAATCCCTTCCAAAAGTCTCAATCACCAAAGAATGAGCCGACTTCAGCCGTTGTCGAACAAGCTCTCACCAAGGCTTTGACTGATAAAACTTCCATAGACAATTTAATTGACAATAGTGAGTCCCAGATTAGGCTTGGTCTGGCTCACGATAGTGCGCTAAATGTTCTAACTAGATCATTAGATATGCTATCAACTAAGCTAGATGATATTAAAGCTGATAAACTTCCCGCTGTTGTGAGTGCGGCTAGCAAGACAGTCGAATCGATTAGACGCGAACGAAGCGAAGCATCTAAAAACAATAAAGGCCAGGATGTTCATTATCATTTCTATACTCCAATTCAACGTAAGATATCAGACTTTGAAGTAATAGAAGTCACTCAATAATATTGATATGACTGATACTGAAATAATAAATCAACCAAGTCAATCAAGTCAATTACCAGTAGCTCCTAAGACTACAATTCAAGAAGATTTAACAACTGCTGGACAAAGAAAGATTAATCTTATATGGGAATATACACAAGCATTCATTGCAGTATGTGTAGTTTTAGCAGCATTACTTTCTGCTATTCTAGCTATGCTTGAGATGAGAGAGATTTCAGCTTTTCTATCTTTTATAAGTGGTAACGTGATTGGATTCTATTTCTCTAGAACTAATCATGCCGCAATCGGTGGAATTGGACACAAACCAAATCCAGATTATGAGGGAAGATAAGTGGCTGACGTTGAACTCTTAACAATCGGTCCGCCTCATACTCTAGTTCAGAATTTAACTTACGCACTACCTGCTCGTAGTGTTGATGTATTTGTTTTAGGTTCTGGTATGGAAGTATCTAATGATAATTCAACTTGGCAAGCTATTACATTAGATAGTAATAAAGAGTTCCAGGCTTTTGCACAGTTTATTAGATCAACGGCAGTTGGTAGTATTATCACACTGAAAGCTAGATAAGATTGGATATATTAACTCCTGGAATAATTATTAGTAATATTCTTCCTGGAACTGATGCTATATATGCTCTACCGAACCGAACAGTAAATTTAAGTTTAGCTCTTAAAGCTACTGGTGCATTAGATAGTGTTGAGCTGTTAACGAGTATATCAAATGATTTAGTTGATTGGGTTGATATATCTTCATTAATTAGTTCTGGATTAGATGAAGTTAAGAATATATCATCTTCTTTTATTAGATTTAGATTGACTATATTTCCTATTGGTATATATCATGTTGATGTTTCAGTCTTAGCTAAGATAGCATCAAAATAAAATTAAAACAAAATCAAAACAGAATGCCAATAGCTCTAGCTAACGGAATAATCTCTGGAGATCCTGGGAATGGATTGTATGAAGATTACTGTTCTGAGAAGAATATAAGACCTAATCCTGGACGGCAAGAAGATTTTGCATCCTTACCGGATGATATATATGAAGCTTTCTATGGTGGTGGTAACTATGGTGGTAAAACTTGGATTTTAGCTCTACTTCCTTTATTCAAGGGGATGTATAAGTTTAAGGGATTCAAGGGGATTCTACTTCGCCGCAAACACACTGAGTCTGAAAAGGAAATTATTCGATTAACTAAGGAATACTATCCGGCTACTGGATCTAGATACAACGAACAGAAACACTCATGGGAATGGAAAGATTATAATACTTATTTAGATTTCGGTCACGTTCAGCATGATAAAGATATTGAACAATACGATACGGCTCAGTATAATTATGGTGGATTTGATGAGTTAACATCGTTTACTTCTTATCCATATCATTACATGATTGGACAGAGAATTAGACCTGGATCAGACTTCAATGTAGCAATTGCCCGCTCTGCCGGGAGTGCTGGTGGAGTAGGACACACATTTGTTTACAATAGATTTGTTAAGTATAATGAAGATGGGTATGTAAGAATTAAAGATGTTAATACCGGATTAAGCAGAATATTCATTCCAGCATTAGCCGAAGATAATCCTAAGGGTATGGAGTATGATCCAACCTATGTTAAGAAACTTGAAATTCTTAAGACAATCTCAGAGGCTTTATATCGAGCAAGACGATACGGAGACTGGCACGCATTTAAGGGTTCGGTTTTCACTACATTCCGTCCTATTAGATTCCCCGGTGAACCTGAGAATGCTCTGCATGTTATTAAACCATTTGCTATCCCTGAGTGGTGGCCTCGTATATTATCTATTGATTGGGGTAAGAGAGCTATGTGTTATGCAATGTGGGGTGCAATATCTCCACAAGGTAGAGTTTATGTGTATCGAGAGCGGGCTTGGAAAAATCAAGATCTCCCATATTGGGCTACTGAGATAAAAGAAATTCATTATAACAATAATGAAACTCCCATTTTAACTATTCTCTGTGGTAGTGCTTGGCAAAATCGTGGAACTGAAACTATTGCTGATGAATTTCAAGCATATTCAAATTTAGTTCCTACATCATCTGATAATTCACCTGGAAGTCGTGTAGCTGGATTACAATTAGTTCAAGACTTCATGAGATGGGAGAAGCTGCCTAATCTTAAGACTAAAGAAGAAGTATACTTAATAGATAAGGCACAAGAAATATATCGTAGGTTTGGACCAGCAGCACTGGAAGAATATAAGAAACAGTTCTACGATGAACCAGAAGAAAAAAACTTACCAATATTACAAATATTTGATGAGTGTAAGGTTTTAATTGAAACTATTCCGGTAGCTATGTATAATGAAGATAAGGGTAATCCAGAAGACATTGCAGAATTTGACGGAGACGATCCGCTTGATGATCTTAGGTATTTCTGTAAAGGTGTTAAGCGTTATCTTAATGGTGAAGTTATTAATCTTGATCTTATTGCTCAAAAACAAAAAGCGATGGATGAATTAGCTCAGACTCAAGATATGACTAGATTCTATCGAAATATGGAAAGATTAGAAAAGAAACAGTCTTCACCTAGTAATGAAATAGTAATTCCAACGAGCCGTTTCAGCCGTTTCGGACGGCGGAGATTTCACTGATGTTAAGATTCATCAGCTTTTTATTTAATAAGCCGTATGAAGAATGCAAGGGATGTGAAGTCCTAAAGCAACAGCTAACGATTGCTAATGAAGAAAAGAAACAGCTAACAGAAACTCTATTGTCATTAGTTAAGCCTAAGACTTATGAAGCTCCAGCAATAGAATTACAACCAATTCAATCTAAAGTTGGTTTGTGGTCTAGACGAAGGGCTGAATTAGAAAGACAAGACCGTGAAACGGCTCGCACATTAAGGGATAGTAAAAATATTGGTAGGCCAGATGGATTTAAAGAGATTGATAACATTAGTAAACTAGAAGAAGAAGTTGGAATTTCAGAGGAGGTTAAATGACAGGAACTCTAACTTATACTGGCACTACTGGTGCTGGTCAGGCGTTAACGGCTGCTGTATTTAATAATGTTTCTGATGTAGACTATCAGCTTGATAAGGGAGTTCTTAAGGTAACGTATCAGAATTCTGGAGAACCACCTAGAATCATTTATCTTGATCTGTCTGCATCAGTTACTATTACGATGACTATTGCTGGAAGTGCTGTAACGGTCACCGTCTCAACTTAACATGCCTGCTACAAGTTCTAAACAATATAAATTCTTAGCTGGTCTTGCACACGGTATGAAAAGCAATAAGAAGAATAAGAATAATAAGAATAAATCAGTTGGACCTAGTGAAGAAGTAGCTGAAGAAATGGTGAGTAAGACTCCACCTAAGATGCGTTCTCTATTCATGAAAAAGAAGAAGAAATAAGAAATAATGTCTAAAGATTTTGATGATGAAATAGCACGATTATTGAAAACAGTAGTTGATCACTTTGATCAAGAAGATAGAGTTACGCGTGAACGGCAGATTAGACATTATCGTAGATTAAAACTTTATTGGAATTCATTCTCTCAAGTTTATTGGTCTGAGTCAGCTCGTGATTACAGAATAGCTGGAGCCGAATCGTCCTTAGCCTCTAACACCGATCAGGATTATTATGATAAGCCTGTAAACGTATTCCGTGCATTTCTAGAGA